AAGAATCCAGCGCTGACCGCGGCCAACGAAACGATGCGCCAGATGGTGACGTTCGGATCAATGCTTGGCCTGGACCCGGCGAGCCGCACGCGCTTGATCGGCGGAAACAAAGAAAAGGAAACCAACGAGTTCGCCAAATTACTGAGTAGCTGATGGCCAAATCCGCCCACCCTAACGTCGATAAGGCGATGGCGTGGGGTCGGTCATTGCTTCGCGGAAAGGTGCCAGCCTGTCGTTACATCCACCAGGCCGTGCAGCGCCACTTCGACGACGTCGGTGCGAGCCGCAAGCGTGGGTTCCGGTTCAAGTTTGATCCCGCGAAGGCTGAAAAGAAGCTGAAGCTGATGCAGCTCCTGCCGCACACGAAGGGCGAGTGGGCTTTTAAGCGTCAGCTGATCACCCTTGAACCTTGGCAGCTTTTCGGCCTGGCCGTCACGTTTGGCTGGGTCAAGAAGAAAGGCGGGCACCGCCGGTTCCGTGAGAGCTATTGGGAAGTGCCCCGCAAGAACGGGAAGTCCGTAGTTGCGGGCGGCGTTGGTATCAGCATGTTTGTGGCCGACGGAGAGTTCGGTGCCGAGGTGTATGCCGGCGCGACTACTGAAAAGCAGGCATGGGAGGTTTTCCGGCCCGCGAAGCTGATGGTCAGCAAGTCGCCTATGCTGATTCAAGCTGCCGGCATCGAGGTCAACGCCTCGAACATGAACATTCCGTCCGACTTCAGCCGCTTCGAGCCGCTGATCGGCGATCCCGGTGACGGTGCTTCACCGAGCTGCGCGATCGTCGACGAATATCACGAGCATCGGACCTCCGCCCAGTACGACACCATGCTGACGGGGATGGGCGCGCGGCGTCAGCCGCTGATGTTCATCATCACCACCGCCGGCGCCGATATCGAAGGGCCTTGCTACGACAAGCGCCGCCAGGTCGTGGAAATGCTGGCCGGCACCGTCCCCGACGAGGAGCTGTTCGGCTGGATATGGACGCTCGACGAGGGGGATGACTGGACCGACCCGAAGATGCTGGCGAAGGCCAATCCGAATCACGGCGTTTCGGTGTTCCAGGAGTACTTGGAGAGCCAGCAGGCGAGGGCCATTCGGTCAGCGCGATTTGCCAACACGTTCAAAACCAAGCATCTCAACCTGTGGGTCAGTGCGAAATCCGGCTTTTTCAACATGCAAAGCTGGAAGGCCTGCGAAGACGCGACGCTGACGCTCGAACAATTCGAGGGGCAGGAGTGGATTGCCGGTTTCGACTTGGCGCGCAAGCTGGACATGAACTCAAGGGCTCGCCTGTTTTGGCGGGTTATCGACGGCAAGACCCACTATTACTGCATTGCTCCGAAATTCTGGGTGCCTTACGACACTGCGTACAACACCGATAACAAGCGAATGTCGGAACGCTTCCAGGCTTGGATCAACTCGGGGCATTTGGAAGTCACCGACGGCGCGGAGATTGATTACCGCGAGATCCTCGAGGACACCAAAGAGGCCAATCACCAGGCGCCGCTCAGGGAATCGCCAATTGACCCGCACGGTGCAACAGGCCTGAGCCACGACCTGGACGATGAAGGGTTTAACCCCATCACGATCACGCAGAACTACACCAACATGTCCGACCCGATGAAGGAACTCGAGGCCGCGATCGAGTCTGGCCGCTTCCATCACGACGGGAACCCGATCATGACCTGGTGTATCGCCAACGTTATTGGCAAGAACATGCCCGGTAACGATGACGTGGTGCGTCCGATCAAGCAGGGCGACGACAACAAGATTGACGGGGCGGTGGCGCTGATCATGACGATCGGCCGGGTGCTTGTAGATGCGGCGCAGAACACCACCGAATCTTTCATGGACTCAATCCGGAATCCAATAATCGCATGAGCCTGCCACTGATTTTTTTCATCCTGACGGCGTTGGCAGGTTTCGGTCTGCTCGTCGGAGGGGTTTTTATCCTGTTCGGTATCGGGTGGGCGCTCATTGCAGCGGCTGCTTCAATGTTTCTGATTTCCGGCTTCATTCAAAAAGGTCTAGCAGGTGAATAAATCTCTCTCGCTGGTCCTCGGCAGGTCTGCGGCCAAGCCGATCAGGTCGCTCGGCGACTGGACGGGAAAAGCCATCCGCCTGAGTGACGGTGGGTTCTGGGGCTCATTCCTCGGAAACCAGTCCAGTTCCGGCAAATCGGTGAATGCCGACAACGTCATGCGCCTGTCCACCGTTTGGGCCTGCGTTCGGATCATTTCCACCTCTGTCGCTGGCTTGCCTCTGGGCGTATTCCGGCGCAAGGCCGATGGCGATCGTGAGGACGCGCGAGATTTCTCGCTGTACGACGTCATCCACAGCAGCCCCAATGAGGACATGACTGCGTTCCAGTTCTGGCAGGCGGTGGTGTCTTCGATGCTGCTCTGGGGTAACGCGTATTGCGAAATTCACCGATCAGGCGGCCGGGTCATTGCTTTGGACTTCCTCCTGCCTTCCCGGGTAGATCTGGACGTCGATGATGACGGGCGGCTGGAGTACTGGTACCGGCCCCGCAAAGGGCCTCGCCGCCAGATTGCCCGCGGCGACATGCTGCATATCCCTGCCTTCAGCATCGATGGGCGGGTGGGAATGTCCGCGATCCGGTTCGGCTCCGAAGTTTTTGGCGCGGCCATGTCCGCCGACGACGCTGCAAACGGCACGTTCAAAAATGGTCTGCTTCCGACCGTAGCTTTCAGTGTTGACCGGGTGCTCAACCCTGCACAGCGATCAGAGTTCAGGGAATACGTAAAAACGGTATCCGGCGCAATGAATGCCGGGAAGTCGCCGGTGCTTGAACAGGGCGTGAAGGCTGAAACTATCGGCATCAATCCGGTTGATGCACAGCTGCTGGAGTCGCGTGGGCACAGCATCGAGGAAATCTGCCGCTGGTTCGGCGTGCCGCCTTGGATGGTGGGAAAAACCGACGCGGGCAGTAACTGGGGCACCGGTCTTGAGCAGCAGATGATCGCGTTCCTGACCTTCTGCATCAGTTCGATCACGAGCCAGATTCAGCAGTGCGTCAACAAGCGCCTGCTCACTCCCGTTGACCGGCGCACCTACTACACGGAATTTTCTTTGGAAGCCTTTTTGAAAGCCGACAGTGCGGGCCGTGCGGAGTGGTACAGCAAGATGACCCAGAACGGGATCATGACCCGTGACGAATGCCGCGTGAAGGAGAATCTCCCACGCCACGGCGGCAACGCGTCGGTGCTCACCGTTCAAACCAACCTCGCGCCAATCGACAAGCTCGGGCAGTCCACCGACGGGCAAGCCGCTCAAAATGCTTTGAAAAACTGGCTCGGCCAGGCTCAGGAGTAACCATGTCATTGAATGTAAATGCTCGCAGTTTCAACTGTGAGCTGAGCCCGCGTGCGCTTGATTTGTGGAACCCGGATCTGCGCGCCGCGCTGGAAGCCGGCACCGATACAATCACCATGTACGGGATCATCGGCGAAGACTGGTATGGGGATGGCGTCACGCTCAAGCGCGTCGACGCTGCACTGCGCGCCATCGGCGACAAACCGGTCACCGTTTATATCAACTCCCCGGGCGGTGACATGTTCGAGGGGATCGCGATCTACAACCGTCTGCTCGAGCACTCCCGAGAGGTGACGGTCAAGGTCCTGGGCTTGGCCGCTTCGGCCGCTTCGGTCATTGCGATGGCTGGCGCCAAGCGCGAAGTCGCCAAGACGGCGTTCCTGATGATTCATAACTGCTGGACCTACTTCGCCGGTAACCGTCACGCCATCCGCGAGCTTGCGGACACGATGGAAGAGTTCGACCGCGCGATGATCAGCCTGTACGCAGACACCAGCGGCCAGGATGAGTCCGCGGTCGAGAAGATGCTCGACGCGGAGACCTACATGAACGGATCGAACGCCGTTGAGAAGGGTTTCGCCACCGGCCTGATTTCAGCCTCCGAAGTGGAGCAAGCCCCCAGCGAAGAAGCTAATCAGGCCCACTCAGCCCGCAAGCTCGACGCTGCGCTCGCCAAATCAGGGATGCCGCGCAGCGAGCGCCGCAAGCTCATCTCAGAAATCAAGACCAGCACGTCTAGCGCTGCTGGCGGCGACACGCTTCGCGCTGTCGTGCCGGGCAAGCCTAGCGCTGCCCTTGATGTATCCGCGTTTGAAGAAACCGCAAATCAGGCGTCGGCACTTCGGGGGCTTATCCCCGCCTGCTGATCGACTGGCGCTGCAACCCATTTGATAACCGCCCTAGAGGCGGTTTTTTCATTTCTGAAAGGACCAAATCATGCCTGTAGATCTTTCTGCAATTGAAGCTTCCCAGAAGCAAACCCAAGCCGACCTGAAAGCTGTTGGCGACCAGATCAAGACTTACGCCGAGCGCACTGAGAAGGAAATCAAAGCCTCCGGTGAAATGCAGGCTGAGACCCGTGGCAAGGTGGACGAGCTGCTGCTGAAGCAGGGCGAGCTTCAAGCGCGCATGCAGGATGCTGAGCAAAAGCTGGTCAATGCCAACAAGCGTCATGAGCCGGAAGTTCAGCAGTCTGCCGGCCAGCTCGTCGCTGCGAAAATGACCGAAGAGGGCGTCAACAGTTCTTTCCGCGGCTCCCGCCGTGTGACCGTACCGCGCGCCGCAATCACCTCCGTGCCGACCTCCGGCGGAGCGCTGGTGCAGACCGAGCGCGTCGGCATCGTTCTCGCACCGCAGCGCCGTCTGACCATTCGCGATCTGGTGGCGCCTGGCACCACCGACAGCAATGCGATCGAGTACGTGCGTGAAACCGGCTTCACGAATAACGCCGCCATCGTCGGCGAGGGCCTGGCCAAGCCTTACAGCGATCTGAAGTTCGAGCTGCAGAACGCGAACGTGCGAACCATCGCGCATCTGTTCAAAGGCAGCCGCCAGATACTGGACGACGCTTCGGCATTGCAGAGCTACATCGACGCCCGAGCTCGCTACGGCCTGCTGATGGCCGAGGAAGCGCAGTTGCTGTACGGCAACGGCACGGGCAACAACGTGAAGGGGATCATTCCCCAGGCCCAGATTTACGCAGCGCCTGCTGGCATCCAGGTGCAGGCGATTCAGCGTATTGACCGGATCCGTCTGGCCCTGCTGCAGGCGCAGCTGGCCGAATTCCCGTCCACCGGTATCGTGCTGAACCCAATCGACTGGGCCGCCATCGAGTTGCTCAAGGATGGCGATGGTCGTTACATCATCGGTAAACCGCAAGAAGGTACCGCGCCACGCTTGTGGAACCTGCCGGTCGTTGAAACCCAAGCCATTGTGCAGGACCAGTTCCTGGTCGGCGCCTTCAGCCTGGCTGCGCAGATCTTCGACCGGATGGGTATCGAGGTGCTGGTGTCGACTGAGAACGCCGACGACTTCGAGAAAAACATGGTGACGATCCGCGCTGAAGAGCGCTTGGCTTTCTCTGTGTACCGCCCGGAAGCCTTCGTGACCGGTCCTCTGACCCCAGCGGCTTAATCCTTACCACAGAGCGCCGCCTGCGGGCGGCCTCACTGATTCAGGAGATACGAACATGGCACGTGCAAGCGCAAGCGATGCAACCAAGGGGGCTGCGACGGCGGCAAATACGACTTCCGCCCCGTCTGGTCAACAGCCTTCAGCAGAAAGTACCGCCTCCACGGCAGTTGCGCCCGGCGTACAAGGTGGGACCGCGGCAGCAGATGGCGCTTCGGTGGCGGGCGCAGGGACTGGTCCGATCGAGCCCACTGATTCGGCCAATGGGATTGGCAGCACCGTGCAGGCGGGTCAGCCGTCCTCCGACGCGGCGACAGCAGCCAGCTTGGCCACCCTCGACGCTTCGGCAGCCACCGGTGAGCAGTTGCAATCCGATGGCGAGGCCGAGGACGGCAACGAGGTCATGATTTACCCGGTCCGCAGCTACCTGGACGGAAAAGAGATCCGCCGTGCTGGCGGCAAAGGCTACAAGTCGCCGAAGCATGACGCGGTGTCGTTGGTCGCAGCCGGCTTGGCCACCGACAAAAAGCCGAAGGCCTGACATGAATGCCATCCCGACCGATCAAGCGATGCAACATTTGCGGGCGGACGAGGATGACCGCGAGTACGTCGAGCTGCTGCTGACCGCCGCCGAGGACAGTGCCTCCCAGTTCATGAACCGGCGGTTTTATGCGGACTTGGATTCGCTGGGGGCTGCTGTGCTCGACGGGTCGGCCGGTCTTGATCCGGTGCTGATGAATGCGTCGATCCGCGCCGCCTGCTTGCTGATCCTGGGTTCCCTCTATGCCAACCGCGAGGATACGGCCAGCGGCGCTGCATTCAGTGAGTTGCCGATGGGCTCGCGGTCGTTGCTGACACCTTACCGAATCGGCTGGGGGATCTGATGCGCGCCGGCAAGCTTCGACACCATGTAATGCTCCAGCGCCCTGAGTATTCGCAAGATCCAGTGAGCGGGGAGGTCATCCAATCATGGGTTGACGTCAACAAGGTATGGGCCGCAATCGAGCCGCTGTCGGCACGAGAGTTCATCGCCGCAGCAGCGGGTCAGTCTGAAGTGGCGTCGCGTGTGGTGATTCGTTACCGCCCGGGCATCACCTCAGCGATGCGGATCATTCATAGCGGCAAGGTGTACAACATTCAGGGAGTGCTTGCCGACATGGAGAGCGGCCGCGATTACCTGACGCTTCCATGCAGCGAGGGCGTCAACGATGGTTGATACGGTGCAGTTCAGTCTGATCGGTATCGACTCACTGGTCGCGAAGCTTGAAGCCGTCTCTTACGACGTCAAGCGTAAGGGTGGGCGTGCAGCTCTGCGCAAGGCTGCGCAGGTCGTGGCGGACAAAGCCAGGGAAGGCGCGCAGAAACTCGACGACACGGCGACAGGCCGCTCGATCGCGAAGAACATCGCGCTGCGTTGGAACGGCCGGCTGTTCAAAGCATCGGGCGATCTAGGGTTTCGCGTTGGCGTTCTTCACGGTGCCAAAATCGCCAAAAAGGGAAACCCCGACGAAGGGGAGTCAGGACCAACACCGCACTGGCGGTTCTTCGAGTTCGGCACCGCCAAGATGGCGGCCAATCCATTCATGCGCAAGGCGCTGGCTGACAACATCAGCCTGGCCACGAGCACGTTCATCACTGAATACGAAAAGGCCATTGACCGGGCGATCCGGCGCGCGGCGAAGGCGGCCAAATGAAATACCCACCCATTTTCCAAGTGGCGGCGGCCGATCCTGCTGTAACAGCTCTCATCGGGCAACACCCGGTCAGGCTTTATCTATTCGGCATGGCACCGGATAAACCCGCTGGGACCTACTGCGTGTGGCAGGTCATCAACGGCAGCCCGGAAAACTATCTCGCGGGGCGCCCCGATGTCGAGGCTTACGGCCTGCAGGTTGATGTCTACGCCTCCACTGCCGCAGCTGCTCGGGCAGCAGGTCAGGCCATCGAGTACGCAATCGAATTGGTCGCGCGGGTGACCAGCTACAACGGCGAAACCCGCGACACCGAGACGACGCTCTACCGCTACAGCTTCGACGTCGACTGGATCGTCCAGCGATAACCGAACAACCCAAACCGGCCCGCTACAAGCGGGTTTTTTTGTGCCCGACATTTGGAGATCACCATGTCGATTCTGTCCCAAGGAACCCAGATTTACGCCCTGGTGCCGAGTGCCGCCAACCCAGCGGCTTTCGAAGTTCTCGAAATTGAATGCGCTACGGCATTTAGCCCGGGCGGTAACCCTGCTGACCAGATCGAGGTTACCTGTCTGAGCGACAAGGTACGACGCTACATGCGCGGCCTGCGTACTCCTGGTCAAGCCTCGTTAACACTCAATGCGGATCCCCGCAACGCATCGCACGTCAGGCTTCACCAGCTCTCCGAAGACGACTCGATCGAGAGCATTCATTGGGCAGTGGGTTGGTCAGACGGCCTGGACATTGCGCCAACAGTCGGAGCGGCTGGAGCGCTGGCGGCGCTGAGTCTTGCCAATGGAGGCAATGGCTACACCTCGGCCCCAGCAGTTGCCTTCACCGGGGGCGGCGGCAGTGGTGCGGCAGCAACCGCGCAGATCGCGGGCGGGAAGGTCACTGGCTTCACTATCACCAACGCTGGCACGGGCTATACGTCCGCTCCCGCCGTGACGCTGACTGGCGGCGCTGGCTCTGGTGCTGTGGCGGCTGCGGTGGTTGGCGAGGCCGATGATTTCGTGCTGCCAAACACCCGCACCTGGTTCATCTTCGACGGCTACGTGTCGGACTTCCCGTTCGACTTCGCCGGGAACGCCGTGGTTACTACCGCCGCAACCATTCAGCGTTCCGGTGGTTCTGCCTGGATTCGTAAGGTGTCCGCATAATGGATCTGAGCATCGAGAGTCTCAAGAAATCCAAAGCGTTCACCTCCCGCCCGGTAGAAAAAACTATTGAATGGGAAAATGCCGGGAAGAAGCACAAGTTCGTCACCTACGTTCGACCGTTGTCTTACCAGACCGCGGTTGGCGACATCAGCGCGCGGAATGGGGTAGACCCTCTCGCTGCGCGCATCGCCTCCAGCATCTGCGATAAGGATGGCGCACCGGTCTTCACCGTTGCGGACCTGACCGGACAGAACGATCCGGAGCGTGGCGCGCTGGATCCGTTGCTTACGCAGCTGCTGCTGATTGCGATAAGTGAGGTTCAGAACCTGGGAAAGACACCGGCCTCGACGAAGTAGACGAAATTTGGTGCGAGCTGGTGATGAATGGAATCGGTGGCCGCACCATTGCCGAGGCGCAGGCCAACATGACCTTTCCCGAGTTCATGGTTTGGTGCAAGTTTCGCGGCAAGCGGGGCTCGCTGAATCAGGGCATGCGGATCGAAGCGGCCGTGGCTCGATTGGCCTCGTTCTATGGCAACAGCCGCGCTGGCAAGAAAGTTTTCAGTATTGAAGATTTCGCGCCGCACATGGATGAGCCGCCACTAAGCCTGGATCAGGCAATGGCGACATGGGCCTGAACAAATATCGACAAATGGATTGTTTGGTATGCTTGCGCGAGTCAATGGAGGGAATACTGATGCGCAAGGTTGTTGTGTTGGTCGTTGCAGCTTTGATGCTTTCCGGATGCGGTGAGCCAAAGCTTGATGGTAGCTCGGAAGATGCGATGAAGACTTCAGTGCAGAAAGTCTCTGAAAGTCTTTCAGCTGATAAACGGGCTCAGTTTGAAAGTGATCTCAAGCTAGTACTTCTGAGCGGGCTAGATTTCAAAGCAGTTCTCCGTGGAGAGAAGTCCACTTCGGACACCACAAAGGCGTTGTTGGCGGACCTCAACGGGAAGACTGCTGAGCAGGTGGCAGCGGCAGCGACCTCTATCCGGATTGAGCGAGAGCGTCGGGAGCGGGAGCAAGCCGTGCTGGAGATCGAAGAACTCCAAAAAAAGGAAGCGGCATCATCTGCGTCTAAACAGCAGTTGTCAGCTTTCACAGTGCCAAAGTCGCGGTTCTATTTGGAGGAGGAGAAGTACTCCTATCGTCCGAAGCCGGTGATCGAAATTACGGTTAAAAATGGTACGCAGTCGGCTGTCTCACGGGCTTATTTTAAAGGGACGCTAGCGTCCCCAGGCAGATCAATTCCTTGGATAGTTGAAGACTTCAACTACGAAATAAGCGGCGGTCTCGAGCCGGGAGAACAGCAGACTTGGAGCTTGTTGCCAAACCAATTCGGGCCATGGGGAAAGGTCGATCCTCCGAAAGATGCTGTGTTCACGGTAGAGGTCGTCCGTCTTGACGGCCCGGACAAAATGGCTCTATTCGATTCCGAGGGATTCTCAGAATCTAGCAAGGCCCGCTTGGAGTTATTGAAAAAGCAATATTCGAAGCTCTAATAATTGTTAAACCCGCTACGGCGGGTTTTTTTATGCCTGGAGGAAAGCATGGCAGGTTCGCTGGGCACCTTGACTCTTGACCTCGTAGCCAAAATTGGCGGGTACACGGGCCCGCTCGACAAGGCGAGTCAGGAGACCAAAAAACGTAACGCCGAGATTGCTAAGTCATTCGACAACCTTGCGAAAGGTGTGGGCGCTTCTATCGGTGCTATTCCTGCAATACTGACTGCTTTGGTTATTTCTTCAGCAGACTCAGCGAAAGAAATCGCTAACCTGTCTGCACTTGCGGGCCTTGGCACTACCGAGTTCCAGAAGCTCGCTGCCGGTGCGCGAAGCGTGGGGATTGACCAAGACAAGCTTGGCGACATTTTCAAGGATACGAACGATAAGCTGGGTGATTTCATCAACACCGGCGGCGGTGCGCTCAAAGATTTTTTCACTAATATCGCTCCGATGGTTGGAGTCACGGCGGACCAGTTCAAAAAGCTGAACAGCAAGGACGCACTTGCGCTGTATGTAACAAGCCTCGAGAAGGCAAACGTCAGCCAGGCGGAAATGACCTTCTACATGGAGGCCATCGCCAGCGACTCCACAGCCTTGGTTCCGCTGCTCCGGAATAACGCGAAAGGTTTTGATGAACTCGGTGATTCTGCAGCAGCAACCGGCGTAATACTCAGCACCAGTACCATAGCTTCTGCGAAGCAGTTCGGCATTGAGCTTCAAGGCGTGGAGCAGTATTTGTCCTCGGCGAAAACGCAGTTAGCTGCAGAGTTTTTGCCCCTGCTGGTGCAGTTCAGCAAGGATGTTAACCAAGCGACGAAGGATGCCGGCGGCCTGGGGCCTGCTGTGAAAAAGAGCGCGGCAGAAGCTGTGGAGGCAATTGCTTTTATTGTTGATGCCGGAAACGGTGTTGGTCGGGTTTTTAAAATAATCTCGGCAGAGTTCGACGGTCTTGTCTCAAGCGCCGCTGGCAGCATCATCGCTGGCGTTTACCAGACATTGACCCTTCTCAATAAATTGCCGGGAGTAGACCTAAGCTCCCAGCTTGGCGACCTTGAAAAAAACTACAATGATCAAGTAGCGGCAGCGACAGACGCCACGAACAGGATGCGCTCCGCGCTCGAAACGCCACTGGCGGGTTCTGCATTCGTTGATTATTACAATAAAGCGAACGCCGCCGCGGAGCAGCTCTATCGAACCCAGCAACGCAACCAGCATCAGGGCGTGGGGGAAGGCGCAGGTAGTGGCGTGGACCCCGCTGCGATCGCTGCGAAGGCGGCAGCAGAGAAGAAAGCGGCCAGCGATGCCGCCGCCGCGGCGAAGAAGATACAGGACACTTTTAAGTCCACCGAAACGGACTACGAGCGCCAGATCGAGCTGATCAACACCACCACCGATAAGCGGAAGGACGCCACTGAGGTGGCGAAGCTCGGGTTCGAGATTGAGTCAGGCAAGTTGGTCGGCATCAACGATCAACAGCAGGAGCGGCTAAACAAGCTGGCGGCAGAGCTCGATTCGCTCAACAAAATCAAGAAGGCCAACGAAGACGCCGCCAAGCTTGCTGCGTTCAGCGCAAACATCGACCGGGGTAACCAGGACGCTCAGGACGGCTTAGATCAGGATCTAGCTGGTGCTGGCCGAGGCGATAAGTATAAGGATCGACTGAAGCAGTTCCTGACCATCCGGCAAGACTTCAACGCGCAAATGCGTGATTTGCAGGAGCAGCAGAATAGCGGCGAGATCAGTGATGAGCTCTACCAGCAAGAACAGCAAAAGCTCGAGAAATCTTTAGAGAGTCGCCTAGAGAGCCAGCAGAATTACTACGACCAGGTTGATGAAGCGCAAAGCGAATGGATGGATGGCGTAACGTCCGCGTGGGAGAACTATGCAGATGCCGCGCAACACTACACGCAGATGGCTGCAGACCTTACATCCAGCACTCTCAGCAACGCGAGTAGCGGCCTGAGCACTTTCCTTTCTGACGTTGCCACTGGCTCAGAAGATGCTGGCGACGCTTTAGGTGACATGGTCAGCGGTTTCGCGAAGTCCACCATCAAGGCCTTGGCTGACTTGGCGTCGCAGTGGCTCGTTTACCAGGCGGTGCAGCTGGTCGTCGGGAAAACCGGTCAGTCATCTGCGGCGATCGGGATGATTGCCAACGCACAGGCGGCATCGTTTGCTGCTCAGGTGAATGCGTACGCTTCTACCGCGGCGATTCCTATCTTCGGCCCCGCGCTGGCCCCCGCAGCAGCGTTGACTGCTGCAGCCGCCACCGCTCCGATGGTCGCCGGCGTTGCTTCGGCGGCGCTGTCAGGTATGGCTCACGACGGTATCGACTCGGTACCGGAAACGGGCACATGGTTGCTACAGAAGGGCGAACGAGTCACCACCGCCGAGACCAGCGCGAAACTGGACCAGACCCTGAGCAATATTCAGGGCGGGAACTCCGGTGGAAACATCGAGTTCCACGCCCCGGTGACTGTGCAGGCCCAGCCCGGCATGAGCGATCAGGAGGCGCGCAACCAGGGCAACGCAATCAGCGATGCGATCGAGCAGCGCATGGGCCAGTTCCTTGACCGCGAAATGCGGCAGGGCGGGCGACTCTGGAGGCGTAATGGCTGAGACATTCAGTTTTGATGTTCGAGTGGGCGCATCCGGCGATGTGAGCCAGAAGACCTGGGAGAACGATTTCGGCGATGGCTACGTGCAGGCCGGTGGCATCGGTATCAACACCAAGGCGCAGTCTTGGGATATCAGCGTCACCGGAAAGCTCGGACCGGGCCTGGTCGTGCAGCAGGTAAGGGATTTCCTTGATCGGCAGGAAGGCTACAAGTCTTTCCTTTGGACGCCCCCAGGCGGAGCGCAAGGCCGGTACCGCGCCAATGGGTACCAGATGTCCACGCTTGGTGGCGGAGGAATGACGATATCCGCGACCTTTAAGCAGGTCTTCAACCCCTGACCCCGCCGAGTGCGGGGTTTTTATTGGGCGAACCATGCAGATCACATCAGATTTTCAGAAGCTTGAGCCGGGGAACCAGATCCGGCTCTATGAGCTCGACGCGACTCGCCTGGGCGCAACCATCTGGCGCTTTCACGGCCACGCGCACGAGGGCGAGATCATCTGGCAGGGCCAGCTTTATTCGCCAATCCAGATCGAAGCGAAAGGCTTTGACGTGCGTGGGGATGGACGACCGGCCACACCGACTCTTCAGGTCACCAACGAGCTGCAAGGTATCCGCGGCGCGATATCGGCGATCTGTTTGCAGTTTCGCGATTTGGCCGGCGCGCGGGTGAAGGTCATCGAGACGTTCAAGCACTTCCTGGACGCGGCGAACTTCGCTGAAGGCAATCCCACCGCTGCCGATCAAAGCCGGACTTCGATCTGGTACATCGAGCAAAAGACCGACGAGAACCTCGCCGCTCTTACGTTTGAGCTGTCCAGCCCGATCGACATGGAGGGGCAGAAACTGCCGGCTCAGCAGATCACCAAGCTGTGTCGGTGGGCCTGCCGTGGGCAGTACCGCGGCGAGGCCTGCGCTTACACCGGGTCGGCAATGTTCACCAAGAAAAACGAACCGACGGATAACGCAGCGCTGGATCGCTGCGGCGGCTGGTGGAGCAGCTGCAAGCTACGCGGGAACACGCGAAGGTTTGGCGGCTCCATGGGCGCGAGCCTCATCACAAGTTCGAGGTAAATGATGCGAATCAATCAGCAACTGGTGGCGGCCATCCAGGCACACGCCGAGTCGGCTTACCCGGCCGAGGCCTGCGGCGTCCTCATCAAGACGGCGGAAGGCCGTGAGTACGTCCCCTGCGCCAACGTGTCCAGCGACCCCGATCAGCACTTCCTAATCGACAAACACGATCAAGCTGACGCCGAGGACCGCGGCGAGTTGCTGGCCATCATCCACAGCCACCCTGGCCGCAGCCCTGCGCCGAGCATGACCGATCTGGTCAGCTGCGAGCTGCACGAACTGCCTTGGGGAATCGTCTCCTGGCCCGGCGGCGAAATGGGCTGGTTCAAGCCGACGGGATTCGTTGCCCCACTGCTGGGCAGGGAGTTCGCGCACGGACTGCTCGACTGCTGGTCTGCCTGCCGCGACTGGTACGCGCGCGAGGCGCAGCTGCAGTTGCCGAACTTCGAGCGCAAGGAACTCTGGTGGGAAAAGGAAGACGGATCGAGCCTCTACGAGGAAAACTATGAATCCGCAGGCTTTGAGCGCGTCAGCGAGATGCGTCGCGGCGACATGTTGGTTTTCCAGGTGCCAACGATAGGCCGACCGTGCCACTTCCCAAACCATGCCGCGATCTATCTGGGCAGTGACCCGTCGATGAAGAGCGAGCCCGCGCCATCCCTCGGTGGCGCTGGTCCGTTCATCTACCACCACTTGCACGGTCGCTTGGCTGGCCGCGAGGTCTTCGGATGGTCGATGAGCAAACGCCTCAAGCTGATCCTGCGGCACAAGGAATACGCTCAATGACTATGCGAACGATCAAGCTGTACGGCGTGCTGCGGCGTCACTTCGGCCGTGAGTACACAATCGATGTGCACAGCGTCCGTGATGCAGTTAACTCGCTGTGTGCGCAGATCGCAGGTTTCGAGAAATTCCTGCGCAGCGGTGAAGAGCGCGGCTTGGTCTTCAGCGTCTTCTGCGGACAGCGGAACGCTGGCGAAGGGGAGTTCGACCTGCAAGGCGCCGACGACAGCGATATCCGAATTGTTCCGCTGATTCAGGGCAGCAAGCAGGCCGGCCTGTTTCAGGTCGTGCTGGGTGTGGCGCTGATTGTTGCTGGCGCATTCAGCGGCGGCACGACGGCACCCATGGGTGCCGCGCTGATCGCCGGGGGGGCGGCGGTCGGGTTGGGCGGCGTGGTGCAGATGCTCGCGCCCACGACCAAAACCGCCACCGGTGGGAACAATGACGACGGCAACAATCCCTCGTATGGGTTCGGCGGCGCGGTCACCACCATCGCTCAAGGCAACCCTTATCCGCTGCTGTATGGCGAACGGGAAATCGGCGGGGGGGTGGAGTCGGGTGGCATTTACACGCAAGACCAGATGTAACCAGCAGCAACACCAGACCCGCTTCGGCGGGTTTTCTTTTTTGTGGGGGCAGCATGAGCGAAGCGGTTTTGGTAAGGCCTGTTCAGGGTGGCAAGGGCGGGGAGAGCAAACCAAAGCAGCCTTCCATCGCGTCCAACAGCACGCCATCCATTGCCACCGCGCGCATCGTCTATCTGTGGAGCTGGGGGCCTATCGTAGGCCCCGTCAACGGCCTGCACTCGGTGAAGCTGGACGGTACCCCATTGGTCGCCGAGGACGGCACTGTCAATTACCCGGGCGTGAAGTGGCAGTTCCGCAACGGAGAGCTCAATCAGGAGCGCCTTGAGGGAATCGCGGAGTCGAGCAACGAGATTGACGTCAACCAGACGCTGTTGTCGACGACCCCATGGCTGCACAGCATCACCAACGCAGTGATCGACGCAGTTCGAATCCGTTTTGCCTGGCCGCAACTTCAGTCTCAGGACCAGGCCGGGAACATCAACGGCGTGCGTATTGATTACGCGATCGACGTTCAGACTGATAGTGGTCCGTTCGTGCAGATGCTGACCTCGTTTGTCGACCGCAAAAACGTCACCAAATACGAGCGCTCCCACCGCATCGACTTGCCGGCCGGAAGTCGCTGGACGATCCGCGCGCGCCGACTTACGCCGGAAGCGAACAGTTCGCTCATGCAGGACGGCATGGTCATTGAGGCCATTGCTCAGGTGGTCGACAGCGATCAGGAATACCCGCTGACGGCCGTCGGGTGCGTTGAGTATGACGCTCAGCAATTCGGCGGCGATATCGCCAAGATTGCCGTGCTGATGCGGGGCCGCATCGTGCGTATCCCTTCGAACTACAATCCGGAAACCCGTACGTACGCCACCGGCGGCCCTGGGACATCGAACGGCATTTGGGACGGCACGTTCAAGGAGGCCTATACCAATAACCCGGCCTGGATCTTCTACGACCTGGTCCTCGACCCTTATTACGGCCTGGGCGAGCGCGTCGATGCGACCATGATCGACCGGTGGAATCTCTATCGCATCGGTCAATACTGCGATCAGCTGGTGCCTGACGGCGCGGGCGGGATGGAACCGCGGTTCACGTGCAACCTGTATCTGCAAAAGCAGGCCGATGCCTACGCAGCGCTGCAGGACCTCGCTGCGGTATTTCATGGGATGTCGACATGGGACGGCTCGCAGATCACCGTCAATGCGGACATGCCCGGCGACCCGGTATACACCTACAACCCTTCGCAGATCCTGAACAACGGGGAGATCAAATACGCAGGTACCCGGGCTCGCGATCGCCACAACCTTGCGATGGTCACCTGGGACAACCCGGCCCAAGGTTTCGATACCGACAAAGAGCCGGTCTTTGACGACGAAGGGCTCGCAGAACTTGGCTCAGTTAACGAGATGTCAGTCGAGGCTTACGGCTGCACCTCGCACGGTCAGGCGCAGCGCGCGGGCCAGTGGGCATTGCTCACAGAGCAGACTCAGATCCGCGGCGCCTCATTCCGGGTTGGGCTCGATGGGCAGATTCCGAAGCCGGGCCAAATCATTGCCGTCGCCGATCCCATGCTCGCGGGTCGAGCAAACGGTGGCCGGATCAACACTGCAATAGGCCGGGTAGTCACCGTAGACCGCGACGTCGAGCTGCCCGCCGGCGGCAAGCTGCGTGTGAACTTGCCCAGCGGTAGGAGCGAAGCGCGGGTCATCACGTCGGTCTCTGGGCGCAAGGTGACGGTAGCGGCGGCCTACAGCGAAACGCCGGAAGCTGAATCCGGATGGATCCTCGAGTTCGACGACCTGAAGACCATGCAGTTTCTGGTCAGGAACATTACCCGCCCTGAGTGGCACCAGTTCCAGCTCGACTGCATTCAGCATGAGCCGAGCAAGTTCGATGCGATCGACTTCGGTGCGGTCATTGACGACCGACCAATCAGCGGCATACCGGTTGGAACGCAAGACCCTCCGGCCCAGGTGCTTCTCAGCCAGCACGTGGTGATCGAGCAAGGCATCGCCGTTACGTTTATGACCATCGCTTGGTCTTCCGCGCCCGGTGCGGTCGCGTATGACGTCGAATGGCGCTGGGGCTCCCGCAGCTGGATCAAAGTTCCGCGCACCGGCGAACTCTCTGTTGATGTGCGCGGGATATATTCGGGGCAGTACTTGGCGCGGGTGCGCGCCGTAAGTGCGCTGAATGTCGCATCGCTGCCCACGACTTCAGTGCTCACCGACCTGCAGGGGAAAACCGGTCTTCCTCCCGCGGTAACGTCTCTCATCGCCACGCCGCTGATCTTCGGCATTGGCCTTAAATGGACTTTCCCACCTGGTGCGGAAGACACCCAGCGCACGGAGATCTGGTATGGGCCGACGAACAATTTCGATGCCAAGACGAAGTTGACCGACCTTGCTTACCCGCAGTCCGAATACGCGATGCAGAGCCTTCTCGCTGGCACATCGTTTTTCTTCTGGGCGCGGCTGGTCGATCGTACGGGCAACATAGGTCCGTTCTATCCGGTCCTGAATGGCGTGCTGGGTCAAGCCAGTTCTGACGCCGGGCCGATCCTTGATTTGATAAAGGACCAGATCACAGAAACGGAGTTGGGTCAGAACTTGCTGGACCGCATCGATCTGATCGACGGGAATGGCCCCGGCTCGGTGAACGAGCGGATCGAGGAAATCAAGGACGAGATCGGGGACCTGGTCGACGCGCTGGTCTACGTGCCGACCGACGCCTATGTGCGCGATAACACCGTCAGGGTAGGTGACAACCTGTGGACCGCGATCGCCGACGTCCCCGCGAAGGCCGACGGATCGAACGGACCGCCAAACCCGAACTACTGGGTGAACAGCGGCCAATCGATCAGGGCCGCTAATGGCCTGGCCGCGCAGGTTACGAAAAACACGACTGACATCACGACCATCGACGGCAAGACCACCTCGACAGCTTCCCAAATGCAGGCGGTTCTAGCCTCAACGCGCGATGACCCCATCGCGGGCTTGATGGCCGATGCGCTTAACGGGTGGGACGCGACCGCCAGCTATGCGCAGGAGGTGAAAGTCAGGACCGAGCAGGACTTCGCGCAAGCTCAGCGCACTACGGTCCTCGACGCCCGGGTTGGTACGAACGAATCGAAGTTGACCATCGTCGAAACGACTGTCGCGACGAACCAGTCCGCAACGGCGCAGCAGCTGACGATATTGGGGACTTCGGTCGCCAATAATCAGGCAGCCCTTCAATCTGAAGCGACTGCCAGGTCCGACGCAGATGGAGCGCTATCCACCCGCATCGATACGGCTCAAGCGGCCGCAAACGGAGCAACTTCATCGGTTCAGACGGTCAGCCAGGCTCAGGCAACAACTGGCGGAAAGCTGTCGGCCATGTACTCGGTGAAGCTGCAGGTGGCTTCGAATGGCCAGTACATCGCCGCTGGCATTGGGCTGGGGATAGAGAACACCGGGGCCGGACTGCAGAGCCAGTTCCTCGTGTCAGCTGATCGCTTCGCCATCGTCAACACAATCGCCGGTGGCGCGGTATCGGTTCCGTTCGCAGTTCAGGGCGGGCAGGTCTTCATCAACCAAGCGTTTATCGCGGACGGCACCATCACCAACGCCAAGATCGGCAGCTACATCGCCTCGACCAACTATGTAGCCGGGCAGCAGGGGTGGATTTTGAATAAGGACGGCACGCTTGAGATCAACGGGGCAGTAGCCGGCGGCGGGCGCCTGGTCATCACGAACCGATCCGTTCGCGTCTATGACGCCAACAATGTGAAGCGCGTGCAACTGGGAGACCTGACAGAATGAGTTTCGGAATTGAAGTTTCCGATGGGGCTGGCGCAAGGATTCTGGGGATGGATGACTTCACTATCCAGCGTTTAGCTTCTTTCGTCGTGGCGGGGTCGAAGACGTCAGGCACAGGCGTGCGAACCGACTCCTTGGCGTACAACATCCCCGGCTATGACCCCGCCACCTGCTTTGTCATGATCACGCCGCGGGTATATGCAAATTATGCGCAGCCTGGGTACGACGATAACTGGGGCTATACCCCAACTTACAAAGACTTGGGAGGGACCCAGATCGGGATCATTCGCTATATGAATTACAAGCAGCCCACCGGGGTTGGCGGTAACACGAGAGATGCCTGGATCGAGAAGACAGTGGAATGTGTTGTTGAAGTTGTGAAGGTGATTTGATGGCTGACTACGGCTTATCGGTTACTAACAACGGCGGTTCGGTGATCATCAGCAATCTCTATAAGATCATGGTCTTCTCAGAGCGCGGCTCGTTCCGGATAACTTCATCTTTCACTGACCGCGGCGGACAGGGATCTTACGTATTCGCCAGGCCAATCAAGACCCAAGAGCCCCCGCAGCTCTTTTTTGGCAACCTGAGCGGGCTTCATCCCAAGGTGAGCGTGTACATCACGCTTATTGGCGGGCCCGGGAACTGGACAGGTTTTGTTGCCAACTCCGCTGTTGCGGGTGGTAATAACCTGCAGAACACCTACGTCGAGTTCGTGGCCTGCAAGTATTGCGACACACCCAACCCGAATCAATACGGCATGAACCAGTGGGACGCGAACGGAAACATTCTTTACAGCTCCGAGGATCGAGTCGTTCGCTACTCGAAGTTCGCAAAGAACTGGAGTTTCGTTACCGGACAGACAGTCTTCACTTACCGCAGCAACCTTACGCTGGACGCTGATGACTTTGTTTGCATTTCTGCCTTCGACCGAGGCGTGACTTGGTTCGTTGGATTCAACTTCGCCGGTATGACCATCCTCGACAATGGCGTGCCGGTGCTGGACATCACGGTCAACGTGCCCGGTGGGGGCAACGCTTATCCGTACGGCGCCAACACCAGCTTCTGCGTCCCAGTGTGTAAGTTTCCTGTCGACAGGTTCCATAACTAATCACCCCAGCCTTGAGGTTCCTTCCCGGCAACTTCGCTCTGCGCTGAAAACTAATCAACTTGGAGATATCTGATGCCTTGGCTCAGAGGTGGGACCGTGTCCGTTACAAACGGATCGACTGCGGTGACAGGCACCAATGCCGCGTTCGACGCCAACGCCCGGGTAGGGGACGCCTTCGTCGGCCCCGACGGCCTGAACTACGAAATCACGAACGTGGCCAGCGCGACTGTGATCTCGATTTTGCCAGCCTACAAGGGTGTGACCGTTAGCGGCGCCGTATACGCCGTCATGCCGGTGCAGGGCTATCCAAAGCTACTGGTGGATGCCTTCAACCAGTTGCGCTTGCAGTTCGGCGACAAGATGGCGGCGCTGGGCACCACCGGGAACTACGACATCCTGCCCGTTGCCAAGGGCGGTACCGGTGGGCAAAACCAAGCAGACGCAAGGACTGGCCTTGGCTTGGGCTCGGTTGCAATTGAAAGCACAGTGCCGATTGCGAAAGGAGGGACCGGCGTTTCGGATGGGCGGGTAATATTTCCCGAAGTAGGGGTGCAGCAAGCTTCCGCGCGCTACAACAACCAAGGCCTTTACATGGGCTGGAACTCGTCCAGCCAGGGGGAGGGGCATTTCATTGTCAACCGTGGCGGCGGGATTGGCGGGTTTACTTGGCGCTCCGTGAACGCGGCAAACACCGCCACCGGCCCGTCAATGACTTACTCCTACGACGGCTTACTGACTGTGCCGACCTTGAGCGTAACCGGCGCGCCTATCGGTATAGCTTCGGGCGGTACTGGCGGCAACTCCCAGGCGACGGCGCGGACGGCATTGGGCCTTGGTGTTGCGCAGGCTCCGACACTCGCCTCTCTTGAGCTGGTTGCAGCATCACCGTACATCGACTGGCATTACAACAATACCGCCGCTGACTACGATGTTCGGTTGATCAATGACAGCGCCGGCACCCTAACCCTGGCTGGGCGCTTCGGCTCAAGCGGAACCTGGTGCAGATCGGGTTTCAGCGGCCCGCGCGGCGGCACCGTCTACAACTTCAACTGGACCGGCTCGGCCATTGACGCCTACATCGATGCCACCTACGTCGGGTCCGTTTCCCTGTTTACATCCGATTACCGAATCAAGAAATTTGTGAAGGACGCGGATGTGCATTCGTTTCTTGATCGCATCGATGCCTACCGCATTGTCACGTTCCAGAAGAAGGTGTTCGGCGCCGTGTTCCGAGGCGACGGGACGACTTATCAGGGGCTGATCGCTCACGAAGCCCAGGAGGTCAACCCTCTTGCCGTAAGCGGCGAGAAGGACGGCACGGACGAAGCGGGCAACCCAGTTATCCAGCAGCTTGAGCCGATCGCCTTGATCACTGACCTAATGGGTGCGATCAAAGAGCTGCGCGCCGAAGTGAACGCGTTGAAGCTCGCCGCTCAGCCTTCCACTGCCGCGTAAACGGCAACACCGCAGTACCGCAACCCGCCATCGAGCGGGATTTTTTTTGCCTGGAGAAATGTGATGACCGTGACCGAACAAGATCGCGATGTGCTGGCGCGCACGCTGTGGGGTGAAGCACGCGGGGAAGGGCTGGCCGGGATGGTGGCCGTGGCATGGACCATCCGCAATCGCGTGGACGATGGGAAGGACAAGTCGTGGTGGGGCGAGGGTTACGCCGGCGTCTGCCAAAAGCCGTACCAGTTCAGCTGCTGGAACCGCAACGACCCGAACTATCAATTCTTGAGCGGCGCGCGACAGATCCCGTTCCGCGAGCTGGCGCAATGTCGGATTGCTGCTGACCAGGTGATTGACGGCAAGGTGGCGGATCCCACCGGCGGGGCAACGCACTACTACGCGACCACCATGCCGAAGGCGCCGGACTGGGCGGCCAAAGCAAAGCGGACCCTGAAGCTTGGCAACCACATTTTCTTCCGCGACGTGCCTTGATCGCGCCGATCACCAGGCTGCCCTCAGCACAGATTCAGATTAGGAGAATAAGATGCAATCTCAACAATACATCGCGCCGGCGAGCCTGGCGCCGGTGACACTTGCCGTTAAAGCAAACGGCGGAAGCGTGAAGGTTGAAAAACAGGTGGGTGTCGACTGGGTTGTATCTGATGTGTTCGCGCAGGACGGCGCCTGGCGTCTCGATCTTGGGTATTCGCAAACACGCTTTACGCCAGTTGGCGGCGCCGTATTTGAGATTTCGTCATGAGTCTGCTCATCAGCACTGCGGTGCCTCGTCGCCGCATCCGTCGTGGTCTCGGACTGTTGGGCGACAGCTTCAGCGCGAACAGCCACACCATTGCTGCCACTGCTTTCGGTACTGAGGCGTATGGCCCCGCCGGCGCGATCGCCGCGAAGACTGGCCTCTTTCCCAGCTACTTGGACAATCAGGGAAAGGTTGGCGACCACTCCGGCCAGTTCATGCCGAGGCTTCCGTCCTGTCTGACGTCACTCACGGCGGATCTGTGGCTGCTGCTTTCACGCACCAACGACAGCACCACGCCCGGTATGACGCTCGCTGACAGCAAGGCGAACGTGATGAAGGCAATCACCGCTTTCCAGAACACGCCCGGTAAGTACCTGATTATCGGAACGGGCACGCCGCGGTTCGGCACCAAGGCGCTGGCCGGTCAGCCCTTGGCGGATGCAATCGCGTACAAGGATTGGGTGTTGACCTACGTCCGACAGTTTGTGCCAGTGGTCAATATCTGGGACGGGTTCACCCAGGACATGACCGTCGATGATCTGCATCCGAATCTGATCGGCGCCGACTTCATCCAGTCCCGATGCGTACCGGTCATCAACGCCAATTTCGAGTTCTTCGGCGTGCCGCTGCCCACGGATGCCGCCGATCTGTACTCGGCGATTCGCCCGTTCGGCTGTCTGAACGCCAACCCGCTGATGGCTGGCTCAACCGGCGTGATCAACGCGTCGGTCAATCCTGTCGCTGGATCGGTGTTGGCGGACAACTACAAAGCATCCGGCTCAGGCCTAAACGGCATCACCACTCGCTGGTACAAAGAGCCGGCGGCATTCGGCGAGGCGCAGTGCATCGAGTTGGCCGGGTCCATGGCGGCGGCCGGTGGGTACATCTATCTTCAGCCGGCGGCGAACGTGACGCTATCGAATCTGCTGGCAGGGGACGTCATCGAGATGGTTTCAGCTCCGGAGATCGTCGGCAACGGCCGGGGCATCCTCGGCTGGGAGGCTGAGCTGATCATCACCAAGCCGGTAGCCAGTACGTCCACCACGATCTATTACCGCTCGATGGACAAGTATCAGGAGCCATTCACCTTGCCAGCTAACTGGAAAGGGGCGCTGGAGACCCAGCGCTACCCGTGTGATGTCACTGAAACGGTCGTCACCGCCAGAATGGGCCTCTATCTGGCCGCTGGCGTTGCTCAAGAGTCGAGGGTAAAGGTCGCTCAGTTCGGGCTACGCAAGGTTTGATCTTGCGTATCCCGATTCCCAAGCGACTTTAGTAGCAGCCGGGTTGATTTGGAGGCGTCGCGTTACAGGGGATCGTCCCTTTTGTATTTTTCTGGGTGAAGTGACCACATCCGGAAAGCACTGATATCGCAATCACCATTAAAGCCACACGCTTGAGATTCATCTACGCTTCCTCGGTAAAGTTGATCCGCATCGTAGCCTATGCCAGACCGGCCCGCAGCGTTCGGTGTTCATCTGTCGTTTGCGCGCGATCAACAACCGGGCTGTATCTCTTGGTCAGACCGCTCAACCGCGTGTTGAAGCCGGACGTGATCGTTCTTCAGTTGACCGCCAGATGTACTGCCGACGGTGTGACCGACTTGACTTGAGCCATGTAACGGGTCCACTCGCGATTGATCTCTTTGTACGGCATGAAGATGCTGACTCGGGGCTGATTGGCCAGATCCGGCCGCTTGATATTGGCCAGGTCGCTTGAGGTCAGCAACGCCACGGTGATCCCCACCACCTTGCCATCTGCGGCGAATACCGGACCGCCCGACATGCCCTTGGCCACCGGGCCATCATGGGTGCCGTACATCACGTTGCCTTCTCTTGCGTCCAGGCGAACCATCGCCGGCAGCGCATGGCCTGTGCCTTTCACCGACATGTAAGCGGAGTTGTAGCCCACGGAGGTGAGCTCTTCCCCCGGCTGGTATGAACGCCACATCGGAACGGAATCGGCCTTGTGCTTGAAGAACTGCACGTCGCCTTGCCCCTGAAATACAGCGCCCGAGATATAAGGGATGTGCTTGACGGTCACCGCATAATCTTCGTTCCACTGGATCGCGGTGCCCATCAACAGATAGGGCAACGGCGCGCCGGAGTGGACGACGAAAGCTTGGTTAAAGACAGGATCGTGGGTGAAAGCGGTGGGCATTCCGTTGCACCCGCTGATCAGCACTGAGGCTGCAACAAGTGACTTAAGAGGGCGCATGTTTATCCGGGGTATGGTTTGGGGCAACGTCAATATGTCATTGCGCCATCACCCCTACAATGGCGTTGACCTACCGTCGGTCTGAAGTTGATAAATCCAATTAATTGGATCCAGGTCCGCACCGCCACATCCAGAACTATCTGGCAAACTTATTTGTAACTATGCACGGCCACCCTAATTCGGGAGATTCACGCGCAGACGCAAAGATCAGGTTGTGCAGATCAGTCGATCGCGATCAGCTCGAAACTGCGCCCGTCCAAGCACTCCAGCACATCATCCACAAACCGGCCAAGCATCTTGTGTGGGTTTCCGTTCTGAGTATGGACAGGGACGCGGCCTATGAAATGGCCCATCGGGTTGACGTGACCAAGGATGGTTGACCTATCCAAGCCGTAAAAACAGAAGTCGAAAAAATGCCCATGCTCGAAAGTGGAGGAACCCCTTTGACGCAGGCGATAGATCTTCCCCATTTGCATCTTTCTACTCATAGCGCCGACATGCTGCGAAAAAAGGAGACTACTCAAAACACTTTAAGCTCACAGTAAGCTCATTGCCCTTTCTGATCTCAGACTACGTCACTGCGATTCATCCCAGCCGCCTGACTTTTCACGCATCGAGCAAGGGGGGCGTGCATATTATTATTCATTAGAAAAGGTAGGAAGAACCGGTCATCCGTTTGAGTGATTTTTAGTGTACAGCCACGTTTGAATGCGCTCGAACCTGCGTTACCGAGCCGCTTGGTCCCGCCAGGTTCAGCGGGCAGATGAAACTTTTTAGTGACACAAAAAGAGCGGCCAACAGGATGCGTCAACATCCCGCTGGCCACCGAACCGCAGACTATCCCTGCAAGTCCAGCCAAGGCTCCCGCTCTGTGCACAAAGCGCGGCGAGCCTGGCACCTGTTTATCCATACAGTAAAGGCTTGCAAAAATGACCAACCCGATTGTTCCTTGGATGGGCGGCAAACGCCGCCTTGCAAAACCCCTGCTCGCGCTGTTTCCAGCGCATGACTGCTACGTTGAAGTGTTCGCCGGCGGCGCAGCGCTTTACTTTAAAAGGCCGGAGCCTGCAAAGGTCGAGGTCCTGAACGACATCAATGGTGAGTTGATCAGCCTGTACCGGGTTGTGCAAAACCACCTTGAAGAATTTGTTCGCCAGTTCAAGTGGGCGCTCAGCTCACGTCAGATTTTCGAATGGCAGAAGATGACCCGGCCGGAAACATTGACCGACATCCAGCGTGCGGCACGGTTCTTCTACCTGCAGCACCACGCCTTCGGCGCCAAGGCGACTGGACAAACATTTGGGACGGCCACCACTGGGCGCCCGATCAACCTGCTGCGCATTGAAGAAACGCTCTCTAATGCGTGGCAGCGCCTTGCCGGCACCTATGTGGAGAACTTGCCCTGGCTGAAATGCGCCGAGAAATATGATCGCCCGCACACGTTTCACTATATGGACCCGCCGTACTGGCAAACGCAGGGGTACGGAGCAGAGTTCGGGATGGGTGAATATCAGGCGATGGCTGATTTCATGCGCCGGTGCCAAGGGAAGGTAATGGTCAGCATCAACGACCACCCGGCCATCCGTCGGGTTTTCGACGGGTTTAGGATGAAAGAGTTGAGTATCCGGTACAGCAACGCTAATCACAGGACCGCCAAAGCTGCGGTTACAGGTGAGCTGGCGATCATGAACTGGAAGTAGGCTATGAGGGCTTTATCAGGTGTCCCCCCTGATTCTGCACATTCCCGACATCCTTGCTCACCTCAAACCAGGTGAATTCCTCAGTCGGCCTGCAGCACTCCTTTGCGATCTCGGCGGCGCGCTCTGGCGTCGTTTCGGGATCCACCCATTCCCGGGCGTGCTCTGGGCTCAGCACCACCGGCCGGCGATCGTGAATGTCGACCATGCCTTGATCGCTGTCGGCGGTGATGATCACAAAACCGTCCTGCGGGTCCGGCTCAAGCCCCTGATGCACCTCCGCCAGCGCGGCGAAGAACATCGGGCCTTCCTCTTTCAGCCTGATGAAGTAGGGCTGTTTCTTCTTCGCATCGTTGGGATCCTTCACCCATTCAAACCAGCCGTTGGCCGGAGCCAGGACCCGCCCGTTCGGCCACAGCTGCGTGAAGTACTTCCTCGTCATCACCGTCTCGACTCTGGCATTTATCGGAGCGGGGCGCTTCCCTTCACCCTTCGCCCAAAATGGCGACCATCCCCACCGCACCTTGTCTACGCTCAGCCCTTCCTCGGTCGGTCTGATGATCTCGACGCGAGTCGTCGGCGCAACGTTGTAGCGCTCGATTGGCCAGAGGTCGTATCCATTGATGACCAACTGCTCTGGCGCCAGCGTCTTAAGGTAGTGGTCCATTGGCTCGTAGACCGAGTAGCGTCCGCACATAAGGTCACCTGTCGCAAATTGGCTTATACAGTGTTGACCGCAATTGCAGCGCTTAGTTAACTGTACGCATATACAGTATAAACAAGCGAATCATTCCCATGTACGTCCTTATCACTCCACGTCGCCAGATGGGCGTTGCGGTCCCGAAAGATCAGCTCAGCCGGATCCCTCCGCTCAGAGGTGACGTGCAGATCGTTGAATCTCAGTGCCCTGCGCTTGGCCGCATTACCCGGGAAGCCTTCATCTTGAACAGCGTTAGCCACGCGCGAGATGCTTTACCCCGGCTGCTGGATGCAAGCGTGACGAGCATGGGTACCCAGGGACTTATTATCTCCGGCATCGAGCAGGTGGAGGAGGCGTTCTACTTCCAGTCGTGGTGGTGCCGCTTTGAATGACGACTCGGTTACCGACCACCTCGACATTTCGCTCGATCAGTTCCTGAACATCCGCGCGCCTGGCACTTACCTGGTGAAAGTCGAGGGCGACAGTATGGAGGGGGCGGACATCTTCTGTGGTGATCTGCTGATCGTCGACAAGGGACTCAGCCCTAAAGCAGGTCAGGTCATCATCGGCGTCGTCAACCAGCAACCGTTGGTGAAGTATCTCGCGTTTGTGGGACGTCAGACGCTGCTGCGGTCGGCTAACCGCAAATATCCCGACCGCTTCATCATGGAAGGGGATGACTTCGATATCTGGGGCGTCGTTACTCACAGCATTCGGGATCACTGGAGGAATTGAACATGGACGTCAAAGACCGCGAAACGGAAATCCGGCACGACGTTGTCGTAATTGCGCCGGAGCGTCAGTGCGCTATTGATCGCTGGGGCAGCCATGCTGAGGCTTTACACCGAGTCGGGCTCATTGATGGGGAGGAGTTGCGAGAGATCCTCCGATACGCGGACGCGGCGTACGGGGAATATGTGAAGGTGTAGGGGAAACTGACCGGTTCAAGGCTCGGTGATCCGAGGGGATTTTGGGATTGGCAGAATGCCGCAGATTGTTGCGCAGAGGGCCGTGATGCGCGACGCGGATAGCCGCCTTTCGCTGTGCATAACTTCTGCCTCAGCCTAAGCGCACAATTATTTGTACGTGCAATTGTACGTACGCCACAAAAACAAAGGGCCCGCATTTCTGCGAGCCCTTGTTTTGTATGGTGCCGGCACCAGGAGTCGAACCCGGGACCTACTGATTACAAGTTAGTTGCTCGCGTCTAGCTCGTCGTTGGTTGCCACTGCTTGATGCACAGGTACCAAAAGCCGTTCACGCTTCAGGCGAACTTAGGGCTCGCTGGCCCCTCAGCGCTGTAGTTCGACGCGACCGAGTCGGTGATCAATTGGAGGGTGGGTTTGTACCTGGCTGCTGGCATCGCGCTTGATTCAAGCGGGACCGCCATACGCATGTACTTCGCAAGGGGGGGTGAAGATCCAAGGCACTCGGCCGGCGCTATTGTGGCGCCGCTCATCAAGATGGAATGCGGACGTGATGGTATTGAATTACTCTTCCAGGCTTGACGGTCCACTGTGCCGGCATTCCAACGCTGGCACCAATAAGGACTGATATGAACTTGCACGACTTTATTCTTCACGAGATGGAATCGATACTCCATGCGTGGGAGGTGTTTGCCAGGGATGTGCAAACCCCAGTGCCGGCAATGGACGCCAAAGGCCTTAGAAATCATGCCGAGTACATTCTGAAAACTGTTTCGGCCGATATGCGCACATCTCAAACGGATCAGCAGCAGGTAGACAAAGCGCAGGGCCGTGGGCCAAAGTCTGAAGATGAAACCCCAGCGCAAACTCACGCAATCACCCGCCTGTCTGCGGGGTTTTCAATGGATCAAATGGTCTCAGAATATCGAGCGTTGCGATCCAGCGTGTTGCGCCTTTGGTTCGCGCAAGGGTACGTCCCTAATGAAGAGGATATTCACCAGGTTGTTCGTTTCAACGAGGCAATTGACCAAGCGTTATCGGAGTCTATTGCAACGTACGGCGCAGCAGTCGAACGTACTCGCGAAACTGTTCTAGGGGTACTGGGACACGATCTACGCACGCCTTTAGGCGCTATCACCATGGCAGGGGGGCTTTTACAGAGGGCCGATTACCTTCGCGAACGCGAGCGTCGCCTTTCGGCCCAAATCGCAATAAGTGCACGCCGAGCCACTGAGCTGATGAACGATCTGCTGGACCTTGCTCGTTGCAATTTTGGGGAAGGAATACCGGTATATCCGGAGACAACCAACCTGAATGAGATTTGTAGGGCTTCCGTCGAAGAGCTGCGGACAGTATTTCCGTCCGTCCAGATTTCCTACGACGAGAGTCACACGCTCATTGGCCAATTCGACCCCTCACGCATAGCGCAGGTCATCACCAACCTCATAAGCAACGCCGTCCGTCATGGGGATCAGAGGCAACCCATTCGAGTGAGTCTATTCGGTGAGGGTGAGAGGGCAATATTCAGAGTACAAAACTTTGGAGAGGTGATTCCTGCCGGAGCACTGCCGCACATTTTTAACTCAGGCGCGCGGTATTCCAGCTTCGCGAATGGGGAAAAGGGGTCGTCTGCGGGACTTGGTTTAGGGCTGTTTATTGCCGCTCAAATTGTGGCTGGCCACCGTGGAGAGATCAGGGTTGAATCCACCGTGGAGCAGGGCACGACGTTTCGGGTGCTGCTTCCAACGGATTGAGCTTTCTCTTGAAGCTTAAGATCCGCAGCGAACGGCATGGAAAGTAGACACACCGTCCCGTTTGAAATCTACCGCGAAGCCAGCCCCTAATCGGCAGCTTATAACGGTGGATGGAACTACTGTCTTATAAGGAATTCTAGAAGGTCGTGAGACTTAGGAGTTTCTTATGCCGTTGTCAGATCTTGAAGAATGGAACCGCCACTGGCGTTTGCACGCCGAGAAGGTCACTTGCCGTACATGTCAGGCGGAACAGGTGGCCCTGTCTAGAGACCAGCCATTTGAGCACCTCCCTGACTGCCCGTATGGAACGTTCAAGCGCACACCTTGGGCTGAACTGGATGCCGCGCTCAAGGCCACTGGAGCGGCTTGGCACTAACTGGGCGTTGAAATGCGGTGCTGCGGGTTCGCCGAGCGAGGAACCATGTACTTGGCTCCCTGGATTGTGCTGGATCCCACGGTCACGGTCGGCCAACTCGGATTACGGAAAATCTAGGGCATCAGGGGGAAGCAGTGGTGCACGATTCGTCAGAGTTTGACGCTATGTGACGAGGAGGAGCCATTCGCGTAGCCCCAAGCAGGCACTGCGAATCTGCTGCTCGGCAGAACGCCGGGGGCGGGGGGTGTGCCCAAACTGTGATAAAGCTCACATCCGGATCCTAGCGAAAGACGAACGGGAGCGCAGTGGGGCAGCGGCTTGGCTACATTTGTTAAACATTAGCCCATACCAGCGCTACGTCATCTCCGCAACGCAGGCGCTCAAGCAAAAGGGACGAGCTCATGCGCTCAACAATATTGCTCGTTCAGAATGACCGACATTTCAGTACTCGTGTGGCTGAAGCCCTGTGTGATGTTGAAACCGAGGTGATCCAGTGTTCTACGGTGCGGGAAGCCGTTTGTGCGCTGGAAAGCTCTCCTGAGATAGAGTTGCTGCTGGCGGCCGTCCAGGTGCCGGGACTGCTAGACGGCTACGAGCTCGCGCAAATAGTCAGAGTGTTTAAACCAAGGATGCCGATCATCTTAACGTCTACAGCCTCTGAATCCAGGCGGGAGAAAATCCCGCCGAGCTCTACTCTGCTTCGTAAACCGTGTGCGGTAGAAGATGTCCTAAAGTTGGTATTGGAGCAGCTCGGTCAGCCTCGTGTAGCTCCTTAAGCTATCAGGGGAGCTATTTGAGAGACGTCCCGCACTCAGCAGAGGACCGTCGTCTGCCGGAGAAGCATTCGACGGTCGCTAGCCCCCATGTGCCAAAGACAGCCGTCAAAATTTGATGGATATCCGTTCAGGCGAAGCAGCTGTCTTGCATAAGATTACGCGCGGGCTAGATGGCGTTCGGCTCATGAACGGATAAGCTGGGCGAATAGTAGGGAAGAAGGGGGGCGTGGGCAGCAGGCCGAGAAGCGGATCGCGCACGTGAACAAAACGTGAGTCACAGCGCCAAACAGCGTGTACACTGCGCGACTTCTTGAGACAGCTTGACCGCTTGCGGGCGGCGTAGGCTGTTGATAGTTAGGCACTGTCAGTTGGTGAGGATGATTTAGGTGCCAGCGCCGCAAGGCTCGACTGTCTTCTTATTCACCAAACAAAAAGCCCCGGCTCGCGAGAGCGGGGCTTTTTGTTTCCGCGTAAAACTCTCAATATGTCCCCCCAAAACGCAACCGTATGGACCAGTATTTATTGGGTGTCTAAACATTGAAAATGGCGGTGTTTGTAAGGGGTGATATCGAGGTTAAGGCTTTGATTCTAAAGTGATAAGTGCAGTCTTATGCCGAGTTCCATGCCTTAATACCCGCGCGTCTGACTTCAATCTACCGGGTGTTGAAGCGACAGCATGGAGAAGTCATCTGCGGCTGGCTTTACCAATCAATTTGATCAGCGCTGTTTTTTTTGTCTCTGATGTTTCATATCGAGCAAGCTCTATAAGGTAGTCTTGTGCCGCCTCTCCGCCGGCCTCCGCTATCGCAGCATATATGTCACTGCGCTGCCTGTCCGAGGTAGAGCGTTCGGCACACTCTATCAAGAAGTCAACGCCTATGTTGCCTTTAACAGTCATGGTGATTCCTTCATCGCAGGCTGCTTTTGAGCACAAGCACGGCCCGGTATATTGAGACGCAGTAAGGTAAGAGCTCAGTCATCCAGCAGTCGGCCATCGTGGTCAACGCTAGGTTTCCATGCGTCGGCCGCGTCGTTCACGGCGATCACCAACCCATAAAATTGCTCTTCATCGATAATGTCGAGTTGATGTAGCTGCTCGATGTAGTTAAGGGTTAGTACCGCGTAGTGCTCTGCATATGCAGAACTTGGCGCTGTGCGGATACAGCTGATCAGCGGCTCGACGCGTTCCGCATAACGTTCGGTCATGGGCATTCGGTAATCCTAATGACTGAAGCCGGAGAGCCGGTATTCGGACTACCGGCCTCGGAGCAATCGTCATGCGATCTGGACAAATCGCCTAGGCACGGCGATTGGATGCAGCGCCGACGGCGGTCGGTTAGCCCATCGTTATCCGCTGCGAACTGTGCTATGACTAGGGGTGAGGCAGTTCACTAAAGTGCGAGCGCGCTCGGGTCCACTTCGCCTTTATTCGCGTGCATAGTGCGAGGCGTCCAGGCATCCATACCAGATGCATTTAAAGCGGCGGTGATTTGGACCGACAGCACAGCACTCAGGCATCTTTCCATCTAACCTCTGTTATGCCGAACCGCTCCGCTTTCGGTTTACATAGCTTTATTACGGGTTCACGCCGATATTTTGGTATCTCTCCAAAACCAGCATCGACAGTCGCCCAGTGCCAAGCTTCCTCGTTGTTCATTGCACCGGCTCGCACGTAGAAGCTTTGGCTTGTACCCTTAAGAATATATTCAATTTGATAATGCCGTTCACTCGTCATAACCACCCCCTTTCGGCATGCGGATATACCGGTCTGATCATACATCTCTCGCGCGTCCATAAAGCGTCACGCCCTAGGAAGCTCGGAGTCGTTGATGCGACAGCTAGTCACCGCTGCAATTGTCGCAGCCTAGTATGTAATTGAACCAAAGCCCGGCAAATTTTACGGATTGACGCTTTGCGCGGACTCCCGTGTCGCGCGGGGCAACTCGCGGGTCCTGGCGCGCATTCCGCAGCCCAAACACACCCATTCTTCAGTATCAAGCCCAAGGTAATAGCCCTTTCGGACGAGAGAGTGTTTGCATTTCCGAGCCGGGGCTGCGCGCCGTCCGCTCTCAAGCATCCAGTTGAGCATGGCTTTCCTTGGCCCTACTGAGCCTATTCACGTCTATTAAAATGCGCCTGCGAACAGACCGAAGTCTACCGAGGTTGGTGCGTTACCCGAACCCTATAGTAGAAGAGTCAGCCAAGAGAACGTTCAAGTTATTTCGGTTACCAGCCGCATTATTCTCGATCTCACTCAAACGAATAATCTAACACTCTATATGGGTGTGTTAGTACAGCGTTTAATGCCTGTTTTGTAAAGTTTCGTCTATAGGCACTTATCTGTTAGCCGCTCCGCTCAGGTGATTGCATGACCTAATGAGCACGCGCGAATATGGCCGGTAAAATGCCTTACGGGAAGCATTCCCAGCCCGCTGCCGGCATAGACGATCTCGACTAGTTGTAAGCAGACCAGGTCATTAAGAATGTCCACTTCTCCGTGCCATCGAATGCTCGAAGGCTTCCCCCAAAACTTTCGGGTTGTGAACTACTCTCATAAGGGTCTTGGTGAAATTAAGACGCCAGACGAGCGCTAGACCACAGGTACGTGTCAGCTGGCGGCTACGCTGTGTCGGAACGCACGAGCTAGTACTCATGACCGCATTCATGAAGTCGCAATAGCCTCCCTCACCAACAGTTTAGGAGAACGAAAATGCGGTTGGCTGCATTTATCACTACGCACATGGAATCGATTCTTCAGGAATGGGAGGATTTCGCTCGAACCGTGGATATTCCGGGTCCGCCTATGGATAGCACGGGCCTCCGCGACCACGCCAGCCTCATGCTCGAGACCATTGCCGAAGATCTCAAAACAGAGCAGACCGAGCAGCAGCAGGTTGATAAATCGCATGGCAAGGCGCCGGGAAGCACAGAGGATACCGCAGCAGAATCCCATGCTCTCACCCGCCTTGCATCCGGTTTCACTATCGATCAGATGGTTTCAGAGTACCGCGCTCTTAGGGCCAGCGTATTAAAGCACTGGATGACAACGCCGCAGGAAGACTCTGAGTATCACATACGCGACATGCTTCGTTTCAATGAAGCGATCGATCAGGCTCTGGCTGAATCAGTTGCGAGCTACACTCGCGCTGCCCAGAGCTCTCGCGACATTTTCCTCGGTATCCTCGGCCACGACCTGCGAACGCCGCTCGGCGCCATACTACTCGCATCAGATGTGCTGTTGCGGACCGACGACCTAGGCGGTCGTGCCACCAAGCTATCAGCTCGAATTTACTCAAGCGTGAGCCGCGCAAATAGGATCGTTGCTGACCTCATGGACTTTACAAGGGTTCATCTGGGTAACGGTATCCCGGTGCGACTTGAGCGTGTTGACCTGGTGCCTATCTGCGAACAGATCGTCGATGAAGCCAGCACCTTTCACCCCAACGCCGAGATTGTCGCGGCCACGTGTAAAGCGGCTGTCGGAGAGTTCGACGCCCCCCGCATCGAGCAGGTTTTCTCGAATCTGATTAGCAATGCGGTCCACCATGGAGACAAAGAGTCACCCGTCTCGGTGTGCCTCGAATGTGCAAAAACTGAGGTGGTTTTCAGCGTCCATAACCAAGGTGTTCCAATCCCAGAGCAGGTCCTCTCAACAATATTTCAACCGATGGAGCGATACATTCCCGGTGTTGGATCTGGGCAGCCCGCAGGGGGCGGGCTGGGTCTAGGGCTGCATATTGCAGCAGAGATAGTAGAAGCTCATAAAGGCAAAATTGAGGTGGAATCAGGCTCGGCTGGGACGCTCTTTACTGTGCGGTTGCCTAAGTAGTCTGGGCGGATGCCGGTGGTATTTTCGAGTCAGCTCTCTATAAGGCCGCAGTGGCGTTACATTGGGGCAAATCAGTTCCGATATACGCCCCGCGCGCCGCGTGTAACGCGGGTTCCACCCTCACGGTTTTGAACAGGTATCGGAACGCGAATAACCCTCAAAGTGTCGCCTCGATGTTTTACACCCACGGTCTTGAAATCCAGTAGGGCGCGGCGTCAGCTTCCGTGACCCGACTCGGGGATGGTGGGGGATTTTCGGGGATTGGCTGTGTTTAGTGCGGATCAGTACGGCATCGATTGCAGCGAGCGTCTGAAAAGTCCTAATAAAATCAACAGCTTGCGAATATCGTCAAGCATGGGGTGCTAGGGGTCGAGTGTTCGAATCACTCCGTCCCGACCATATATTTCAATGACTTAGGCCAATGTTCACAGCATTGGCCTTTTTCATGCGCGTGAGTTTTGCGTGACTCGTCTGTTTTTCATGCCTGCCTCCTCTTCAAAATAGTCAGCACCGGTCCGCGTGAGTCGGTAGCTGATACCATGTTCGCAGCTTCAATCAAATGCCCAAGCACAGCGCCAGAGTGGTGACTGGTAATGCTGCCGTTCTTGTGCTCGAGCAGGGCCTCTCGATCTTCCTCAGCAGGCTGATCATCGGCACCACGTCCAACCAGTGCCGGCGTTCCGCATCCCGCCACTTACGCGCGCACAGGTTCAGAACCCTGATCACTCGGTGCAGTGTGATGTCACCGTCCAGTTGGTAACGGCTTGCGCTCAGCAGGATGAAGCTTGGACTGGATGTATGGAGCCGTGGACGCCTCGCGCCGAGTTCTCACCTGGCGCACGCCGTAAACCTTCCGCTGGCGCGCAGTTTCTCAAACTTGTGAATCAGGTACTGCTCCGCTTCCGCCCTGTCCAAAGTTCCAGCGCTCTTCTGAATTCGTTCTTCATGGTATTTCTAGCCAATGACAATCAAGTGCAACTGATCACCTTTGCGCTGACGCCCGCTGTGCCTTCTGATCTGTTCCAGCTGCTTCCTGCACGAATCCAGTGCCCCATCGATTGCAATTGAATGATTAAGCGATTCTTAGGTCGATCCCCCTTGAAAGCAATGAATCCTCGACTCTCACTTAAAGGAATGGCCAGATGGCGAATTCATTCAATGTCAAAGACTTCGGTGCCCTGGGCGACGGGCACAGCGACGACACGCAGGCACTGCAAGCGGCTATCGATGCCGCCTCGGCGGCCGGAGGCGGTACGGTGGTGATCCCTGCCGGTACCTATATTGTCAGTGCCCAGGCTTCCGGTAGCGCTCTGGTGATCAAGGACAACGTTCAGCTTGAGGGCGACGCCACTGATCGGGCAACGCTGAAACTGGCGAACGGCTCAAGCGCCGATATCGACGGCATCCTGCGCGCCAACGGCGATGGGATCGGTGTCAGCAATCTGGCTATCGACGGCAACCGCGCGCATACCACGGGTGTGGTCAGCGATTTATCCCTGGGGGACGGCGCGCAACTGACGCTCAATTACGTCCACGCCACCAACGCGTCCGGCTACGGCCTGGATCTGCGCGCAGAGGGCGGTCAGGTTCAGGCCAACAAGGCCTACGTGGACTATAACGGGCTGGACGGAGTGACTGCGGCGGGGCTGGTCGGCAGCGCACTCAACGACCTGATCGTTCGTGACAACGATGGCAACGGTCTCGCGACTCAGGGTGCGGTGACGGTTCAGGATATCAACAGCACCAGCAATCAAGGGTATGGGGTTGCCGTTCAGGGTGACGATAACGGCCATGCTGCGCAGCTGATCAGTGGATCGATCACTGGCAACCGTACCGGAGGAGTGTTGATCGACGAGGCCAGCGACGCATTGGTCGATCACCTGTCTATCTCATCTAACAGCGCGTCGGCCATCGAGGTACGCAACTCGCAAGGCACGCAGATCAGCACCAATGGTATCAGTGGTAGCCGTCTGGACAACAACCATCCCTACGTACTCCTGCAAGACAGCACCGGGACTGAGGTGAGAGGCAACGTCATCGGCGACGCGGGCTATTATGACGGTATGCAGTCCACCTACGGCGTCGAGGAGCGCGGCCAGAGCGATGCCAACCGTATCGTTGACAACTTCATCGGCAACGTCACCGAGGGCGAAGTGAAGGTGGTCGGCACCGCGACCGCGGTTTTCGATAACACAGATGTGTTGACCACCTATGGCTCCACGGGTGACGACGTGATCTCGGAATATGCCCGGTCCCACAACACTGTCTTGTACGGCGGTGCAGGTAACGATTCGATCCAGGGTGGGGTGCTGGACAATGTATTGATCGGCGGTGCCGGCGTCGACCAGCTCGCAGGGGCGCAGGGCCACGACACGTTCCGATTTACCCAGCTGACCGACAGCTATCGCACTGCAAGCGCCAGTTACGCCGATACCATCACCGCTTTCGATGCCAGCAAGGACAGCATCGATGTTACCAGTCTGGGGATGAGCGGCCTGGGCAATGGGCACAACGGCACGTTGGATCTGACGTACAACGCTGACAAGAACCTCACCTACCTCAAGAGCTATGATGCCGACGCACAAGGCCAGCGCTTTGAACTGATCCTTAACGGCGACTATCGCACCAGTCTGACGGCGGATAATTTTCTCCCGCTCACCGCCGGCACCTCCGGGGACGACAGCCTGCACGGCACCACCCACGGCCGTGACACCCTGGTTGGCGGCGACGGCCGCGACGTGCTTTCGGGCCGCGGTGACGATGATCGCCTGGACGGTGGCGCTGGTGCCGATCGGCTGATCGGCGGTCAGGGCGTGGATACCTTCGTCTATGACCAACTGACCGATAGCCAGGTCGATGCCGCAGGGAAAAATCAGGGCCGGGACCTGATCGTCGACTTCAACAGTGACGACCATGACCAGATCGATGTCTCGGCTTTGGGTTTCACCGGTTTCGGCGATGGCCACGGCACCACGCTGAGCGTGACCTACGACAGCGCCAACGACATCACGCGTATCAGCTCAAAGGAGCTGGACAGCGCCGGCAATCGTTTCCAGATCGCTCTGAGCGGCGACCATGTGCTTGACCTGGGCTCCAACGCTGTCGAGTTCGCCCGAGCCGACAGTCCGCAAGAAACCAGCACGTATCCGGTGCAGACATCGAGCATCGGCACGACGGCGAACGACAAGCTCAGCGGCTCGGCAGATGCGGACCGTCTCTATGGTCTGGACGGAGACGATGTGCTGCAGGGGGGCGCCAATAACGACTTCCTGCTCGGTGGCCATGGCGCAGACAAACTTACCGGCGGCAGCGGTAGCGATTACTTCGTGTTCCAGAGCGTCGAGGACAGCTACCGCACCGCCGACCAGAGCCATACCGACCTGATCACCGATTTCAATCAGGGCTACGACAGCCTCTCCGTCAGCGCACTGGGCTACACCGATATCGGCGATGGCTTCAATGGCACCTTGAAGATCGACTACAACGCCGCTCTGGACCGCACCTATGTCCGTGACCTGCAGGGCGACGACCAGGGGCGGTTTTTCCAGATCGCCCTGGGTGGCGATCAGACACAGAACCTGCGGTACAACAACATGGGCTTTGCGGATCGCGATGTGTCGGAGGATGTCGCGCCGATCGAGGTGGTGGGCGTGGCTACCCATACCGAGCATGCTGTTGGGTGATTAGGATCGAGCCCCGTTCAATAAACCATGAAGGGGGTTCGCTTGTGGCGACTACATTTTTTCGTTTAAGAAATGTTAGTAGCGGACTTTGAAAGCCGGAGAGTCCTCCGGCCGAAGCTGCCTACGATCATAGATTCGGGTTGTGCTGATATTGGTGTTGCGAAACCAGTTCCGAAACTTGACGTGCGCTCCGCGTGGAATGGGGTCTGCAGGACCAGGGTTTTGAAAAAGTATCTGGACGCCGATCGCCTCTAATGGGGCACCCCGCTGGATTTTCCATAACGGTCTTAGAATCCGGTGGCGCGGCCGGCATCGCGACCGTTATCCGACTCGTGGAACGAAAGGCGCGTGCGGCTTACTCGGCTTGGTTCTGGTGTTGAATGCATTACTATTCAGCCTTGGCTTCTGCCTCAAGCGCGGCCTGCTCAGCGGCTCGCTGCTGGGCTGCTGCCTGACCGATAAGTGTCTGCTCCCGGCCCGCTTCGTGATCTGCTTTGGCCCTGCCAGCCGCTTGCTCACGCAGGCGCTCCAGCTCGGCCTGTTCCGCTTGGTACTTCTCCTGCTTCGCCAGCGCTTCACGCAGGGTTGCTAATGTGGTGGCTTTCACCGACGCGCCTGCGCTTCAAACTCTTCGAACCCGGCGTCGATCAAACAGCCTCGGTGGTTTCGATCTTCATGCGGATGCCGAGGGCAAACAGCCAATCCACCTTTGCAAGGCTGCGAAGCTGATCAATCCGAAATTTGTGACGATCAACCCGAGCATCCTCGCACGCCTGCCATTCGTTCAGCGGCCAGCGCACTTCCTCCTGTCACGCATCCAACGGGTCCCGGACACGCTTGCGCTCGGCGTCGATCTTCTTCGGGATCTGCTTTAGATCAGCGACCAGCTTTTTGCCCCCGTCATCCAGCGCAGTTTTAGAGCGGGCGACCTTGTACGCCATGGAGGCGATCGCTTCTCGGCCCTGAAGACTGTCATGCCCGTTTCTGCTGGCGGTATGGCAACGAGTTGAGTTTCTGCGGACATGACGTTCTCCAGCGCCATCCGTGCCGGGGCGCTGCGATTTAATGAGGGGGATTGTGCAGGACGCAGGCGCGAGCGAGCGTCAACGTGACTCGGTTGTCAGCACTTTGACTTACTGGATCATTGAGCCGGAAGGGCGCAGCTGGTGACTAGGGGCGAATTCGCACTTCGATGCTTCGACCCAGCATCGTGGCAGCAAGCGGTAGGGGAAGATCGCACACGCGCATATCACGGGGCTTCCCGATCACTTCATTGAAGGGCAGGCCAAACCCGAAGATCGGGTGGGGACGTTCGGGGCGACCGAGTTGCTGGGCCGGCGAGGAATTACGTTGGGCATCGCTCATGTCGATATCCTCGGCCGGTGAGCTGTAGCTCTTTTCAGCCTCTCGGGACAGTGAATGAATTCTTGTGAGGTATAGCGTTGCTATCGGCCAGATAAACGATTTGTTTAAGCATCAAGCTCTGAAGTAGGCGAGGTTAGTGGGGCGTGATAGCACAGAAGCCAGAAGCTAGAAGCTAGAAGCTAGAAGCTAGAAGCCCGGTGCAACCCAGTCGTAACGCGCCGGGTCTCCAGCAAAGCCTTGGCGGCGTGCCAGGCGAAGCGCGATGTCTCGCATCTTGCGCGCGAAATTGACTTCTTCAATCCGCTCTTCGATCTGCTCTTCGATCAGCGATTTGACGATGGCCAGGCTCATGCTGCGCTCCTGATTGTTTCGACCCGGTCGCCAGCCTTGAATGCCAAAACCCCGCGATACAATGCGGCTTCTTGATAGGTGACCTGACCGAGGAACTCGGCCTTGTCGATATCACCTTCGACGAATGTGCGATCCGGCGCAGGGTTTGGGGATTTCGCAAGCTGCGCGATCTTCAAACCGATATAGGCGTAATCCATGTCCTTGCTCAT